CAGACATCGCCGTGGAGACACGGGACCGCCTAGCGCCCTGGGGCCATCTGTGCCCGGAGTACGTCGACGTCACGGTCTGGGGTCTGCGCTCCTATGCTCCTGGGGACGTGATCCATCTGACCAGCTCCGCCGCGTATGGACGGCTGGACGGGACGCGGGACGGCTACGCCGGCCGGCCGGTCTTCGTCATCCGGGAGCAAATGGACCTGCGGGCCAACAGGACCAGACTGACGCTGGCTGTCCTTCCGCTGGACATCACGGAGGACGGCGGGACATGAGCAGACTACGCGGAATCCTGGCGTCCTGTCTTGCGCTCCCCAGACTGCGGGAGATCCCCGACCCGCCGGCCGGCCGGCCGGTCATGTATCTGGACGCCGCTTCTGAGCAGCTGGTCCTGGCCCTGGGCTCCCGCCGGCTCCGTCTGCTCCCGGAGCCCGTCGGCGGTCCCCGTCTGCGAGCCTTGAAGACGGACACCATCAACGTGGACAACCCCGGTATCCCCAACGCATGGCTGACGGACACGATCAATGTGACGGATGCCCGCGTCGGGGACCTGGTCGTTGTAGGGCTGGCCCAGAATGCGCCCTCTACCGTCCGCAGCGCTCCAGCAGCGTGGGTAAGCGCGAAAGGTGTCGTGACGGTAGGGATCACGATGGCGACGACGGCCGGGAGCGTTTCTCTATCGGTCGCAGTTACGGTATACAGAGTCTAAGGAGAAACCATTGCCCAAGCTCCAGACATTTGTCGTTGACCACGTCCCCGAGCCCTTCCAGGGTCAGAGCTGGAGGGCGCCGACATCGTCCCCGCTCCGTCCCAACGCGGAAGCAGAGGACTTTCCCGCATTGGTCAAGGAAGGATTGACCGGCCCGATATACATCGAGTCGATCAGCGCATACGCAGCACGGAACGGACCGGACGGACGGCCGCTTCTTTACCGGATCGTCGCCGCGTCCATCGGCGGTCAGTCGTGATACTCCGCGTCCAGCATACCCTGGCCCGCTTGGGCTACGAACCGGGACCGCTGGACGGTGTCGCCGGACGGCGGACCGCGTCTGCAATCAAGGCCGCAGAGCGGGCGGCCGGACTGCGGCCGACGGGCCAGATCTCCGGCGTCCTGGTCGCTGACCTGGACCGCAGACTGGCCAGGGTCATCTCCGGGGTAAACTGGCTGGAGCTGGGCGACCTTCGGCGCATTACCAAGACCTTCCCCGCCGAACACCTGCGGCTCTTACAAGCCGCTACATACGAAATAGCGGCTACACCCCTTAGAACGGCGCATTTTATCGCTCAAATCGCGCATGAAAGTGACCGTTTTAAGGCCCTTACGGAGTACGCCAGCGGGGACGCCTATGAAGGCCGCAGGGACCTGGGCAACACAGAGCCCGGGGACGGACGCCGGTACAAGGGCCGCGGGGTGATCCAGCTGACCGGGCGGGCCAACTACAAGCGGGCCGGCCGGTACCTGGGTCTGGATCTGGAGCGACAGCCGGAGCTGGCTGCGCTTCCGGAGGTCGCCTATCGACTGGCCGCGTTCTACTGGCTGGATCGCAACATTAACGCGGACGCCGACCGGGACGACCTGCGGGCCGTCACCCGTGCGATCAACGGCGGAACAAATGGAATCAACGACCGGAAGGCGTTGCTATCACTGGCAAAAGACGCCCTCTACGTCAACCCCACCTAACGGAGCCCCTATGAAAGCGAAGATCCTACAAGCCGCCCAGGAGCGATTGAGACAGCTCAAAGCAGCCATCCAGAAAGCACGCCCCAAGATCGTGCAGGAAGCGCTGGACCTCTTCGACCTGGGTCTGGACGAAGAGCTGGTATACGAAGAGATCCGGGACCGCTACGTCGACTCCGTCCCGCTCCTGGCCGGCAAGCTGGATGACGCGGTGGACTGGGAGCAGATCCTCCCGGGGCTGGCCGGTCAGATCGTGGAGCTGCTGGACGGGCTGGCAATAGAACAGCTGCTCCGGCTCTTCGTCCGGGCCGCACGTCGGCGCCGTCGTCGCCGTGGTGACATCCCCACCCTGGGGGAAGTCCGGGGCCGCTTCCCGCGTATCGTGGACAATCGCAGGCCAGCCGGCCAGCCGGTCGCCGCTTCGGTGTCCGTCGTGGATGTTCCGGAGTCCCGCCCGTCTGCCCTCGAGGTCACCAGCGACCCGGGCGGCTGGGGCATGGACGGGGGGATCTGATGCTCTTTCAGGCTGTCGTCGTGGCCGTCCTGCTGGCCGTCCCGTCGGCAGCCTGGGCAGCTCCTGGCGTGGACCCCAACGCCGTCGGCGCAATCGTCGCCGCACTGATCACCGCCCTGGGCGGGACCGGGATCTGGTACCAGAGACACCGGAACGGGCTCGAGGGGCGGGAGCACCTGACCGCAAAAGCGGCCGCGGCCATCGCCCGCGACAATGCAGACCAGGTCCTCCAAGACCGGCTGGAGCACTACCAGAGCACCGTGGACCGGCTGGAGGGGAAGCTGGACAAGCTCGCCAACGATGTCACCCTGGTCCGGGCAATCGCGACCAGCGCAAAGGAAGACGTCTCCCGGCTCCAGACGGAGCTGAACAATCACAAGCGGGACCAGAGCTTGGAGCGCCTGCTGGCACCGCTCCAGCAGCTGCACAGCAGACTGGACCGAGCAATCGAAGTCACCGAGCGCAAGGGAGGCGGACGTGGATAGAGCGACGTGGAAGCGGGAGCGGGTCACCGTCACACCGGCGGGAGGCTGGACGCCCCAACCAGGCGCACGCGTCCGTCCGGATGCAGAGCTGCCCGCCGAATGGACGCCCTTCGCACATCTGACTTGGAGACTACGCGCCGTCCGGGAGCTGGTCGCCCGCACACTACACCGACTGACCGGCCGGCCGGCTGGGGAGGAAAAATAGAATGGCTACTGCAACCGTAGACCTGGAAGGGACCGGGACGCTGTCGACGACAGAGACGATGTCCGCAAATTCGATCACAATCGGGGACCGTGCTCAAGCGCTGAACGTCTACCTCAGCGACAACACAGACGGAACCTTCAGCATTGGGAACAACACGGACGCCGTCACGCTCCCCAACTCCGTCTGGGTCGAGGTCTACCGGCGGGAGTCCACGGACAACACCGGGGACAAGGTGGTCTACTTTGCGACCGGCTCCGGACGTGGAACCCAAAACATCTTCTACCGGGTGACGGCGTGAGCATGTACCCAATGGCCGGCCGCCCAGCTGGGGCGGCTGCTGGGGCCAGCTTCTACAACGTCTCGCCGGATCTGGTTGACCTGACGGACGGTAGCTGGTCGCTCTATGACCCGGACGGCCTGGTCAAGAACGTCGCGCATAGCGGTGGATACAATACCGTCACTTGGTACGCTGCGACCGCGTCCACGAACAACATTTGGCACTCCGGCGCCACGATCAGAGCGCCCCGGTGGTATAAGCTCCTGACCATCGACGGGAACCAGATCACGTCCGACAACCTTATAAACGCCTTCTTCCTGGGGAAGACGGACGCGACCGTCCGCGACTTCAACCACCAGTTCGTCTTCGGCGTCTGCACCGACCCCACCAACGTCACCGCGTCCACGCTGGATGCCTCCGGCGGGATCGTCTACCAGACCACGGCGGGCAACCCTGGGGGCGGGGTGTTCTGCGAGAATACCCGTAACGCCGCAGATAACGCCAGCAATGATACCCTGAGCGGAAACGTCTTCCGGGGCGGGCGCAATATGATGGGGGGTCAAGCGGCCAACCTCAACAGCTCCGGCCTGGTAAACTCGACTCTGCACTATGCGAAGCGACAGGACGAAGCGCTGGCCAGCACCGCAAATCAATATTTGTTCGTTGGCGTTGGGACGGAAGGCTCTGTAGCGGTCACCGAGGACGACCAGCAGCGGTTTAGCGTCCGTTTGCAAGCGCTGTCCCTGAACGTCACAATCTAAGAGGGCTTGACAGGCCAGCCGGCCGGCCGGTAGTCTGTCGCTGGGTTTCTTGTGGATTCAGCAAACAAAAAGGCCCCGGGGTGTTTGCCCCGGGGCCGTCTTCGTCTTCGTCTTCGTCGCCGGTGTCGGCTTACTCTGCTGCCATCTGCTTCTTCATGGCGTGCAGCTGAGTCGCCATCTGCTTAACCCGCTCCCGCTCCGCCACAATCTGCTCATGGAGCACGGTGTTAATGAAGCGGACTTCCTGGAGCCGGACCAGCAGCTCCTCCCGGCTGGCGTTGGAGAGGTCGGGATAGTGTGGTGTCATCGGTTGTATCTCCTCAGTAGGTAAACCATTTTGGTTGAAGTGTGCGCGGTGAAGTCCAGCGGGACCGTCCCCAGGGTCAGCCGCCAGCCGTGGCCGTCGGGCTCCGGAGTGATCACGGCGCCCTTGTGACAGACAATCTCCGGCGGGTCGTTGTAGAGGGCGACAGCCAGGCCGCACCCCTCCAACTCCCAGAACAGATCCTCGAAGTCCGTCCGGCTCATGCCCGGTACCCCCAGCCCTTCGGCTCCCCGTCGGGGTAGAGGTCGGCCAGGGGCTCCCCGTTGCCGTCTTCCCAGCGGCTTCCGTTGACGGTGACGATGTCCCACCAGCCGTCACAGGTGACGATCATGGAGCCGTCTTCCAGCTCCCAGACGTCCATCCCGTCGCGTCGGTCCCACCGGCTGGTCTTGATGTCGTTCAGCAGGTCAACAATGTTGACGCCGTTGTCATCTTCCCAGCGCTGTCCGTCGTCGCCGTAGCGCTCCGCAATCTTCTCTGCTTCGGTCATTGGTGTCCTCCTATGCGGACGCCCTCCAGCTGGGGAGGGCGCCCTGGTTCGGTGTCAGTAGAGGGAAGCGTCCGCGCCGTGCGCAGCGTGGAAGGCTTCCTGGGCTGCCAGATACTCCAGATACTGGTCGTCGTCGTCGTCTTCCAGGTCCCAGAGCATAGCGTCCACCGCTTCGGGGCTGTCGTGCTGCGGTGCGAGGTCGCCCAGCAGCTGTTCCAATGCCTCAGTCTCTTCGTGTGTCATGGTGTGCTCCTTGCTTGCTTGCTTGCGTGCCCCTGCGGGGCGTGTCGTGCTGTGTCCCTTCGTCTTCGCCGGCCGTCATCGCCAGCTCTCTGGAACCGGGTCGGGCTATTTGCTCGCCCCGTTGAATGATATTTATACCAATCACTAAGGCAGTCAAGTACTAAATGCTATTTATTTATACCACCCAACGAAAGACCCCAGGGCGTCGGACCCTGGGGCATTGAGAAGAGGTATTCAGGCCAGCCGGCCGGCCGGTGTCTCTACAGGGGCCAGGTCTGGACGTTCAGGTGACTCAGGAGATCCCGGACCCGTGCTTCGCAGGGATGGACCTTGCCGGTCCGCCGACGATACTCCGGATACAGGCTGTCCAGTCCCCAGTTGGCCAGCTGGACGAAGTTATCCGGCGTGCTTTCCAGTCCGTTGGCTTCACACTGGGCGACGACACACCAGTGCACAACTTCGTTGACTTCGGTGCGGGTATACTTGCGTCCGGCTGCGGTGTAGGGGACAGCGCCCCGACCAGCAGCAATCAGGACACGGGGGAGCCGATTCGCCCAGAGCCGGACCCATGCGTCCGACCGGAGGGCCAGCGGGGTCATGGTGACCCGCCGGAGGGTAGCCAGTCCGCGGAGCTGGACACCGGACGCCAGGAGCTCCCGGTTAAGGTCGTCGGCGCCCAGGCCAGCCCGGTACGCGCCGGACACGATCGTGGCCAGGACGTCGTCCGGCCGGGCGTGTGCCAGGGCGGGGTGGTATCCGCCGGCCAGCTGGCGCAGCTCGTCCTGGAGGACGGAGAGGATGGTGGAGAGGTCGATAGCGGGCATGATGGGGGCTCCTTAGTAGACGCTGGGGGAGAGGGCTTCGATCTGGGCGGCCAGGTCGAAAGCGCGTGCCCAGTCACGGGACTGGATCGCCAGATAGTAGAGCTGCTCGAGGGCGGTCCGCTCTTCGGCGTGGGGGTCGTCCAGGAGCTGGGCGCCGTCGTCGGCGTGGTCTTCCAGGACGGCGCCCAGGTCCTCTTCGGTGTAAGTGTCGATAGTCACGTCTTCGGGCTTGCGTTCCATTTGTTTCTCCGTGGTGCCTGATATTTATACCAAACAACGGAAGCCCTTACAACACTTTCTGCTATTTATTTATAGCATTTACTATTGACCCGTCTGATATCTTGAAATACCATGCACACATGGAAAACATCACACAAAGACTCGTTGAAGCCATCCGGGAGCAGGGGCTGTCCATGCGCGAAGTGTCGCGCCGTTCTGGACTGTCTACCTATGCCCTCCATCATCTTCAGAAGGGCGGGGACGTCCGCCTGAGCACCATACAGAAGCTGGTCAACGCACTGGATGAGCCCTTTACCTTCCAGATCAACCCGGTAGACTGATGATGCTGGACTGCTCCACAGTACATCTCCTGACAAGTGCTGACGCTGAGAATGGAGCGGTCCAGCTTCCCCTCCGGCGCCCTGTCCTGGGCGCTACCCCCTCCGCAGCCCGGGTTGACCCGTGATCCCGTCACGGGTCGCCCTCCTGCTCCGTCGGGAGCGGGAGGCCGCGCAGGTAGAGCTGGAGGACGCTGCCCAGGTCCTGGGCGTGTCCCCGCTGACCCTGCGATACTGGGAATACACCGGCACAATCAGCCGTGGTCACGTCCTGACCCTGCTGAACCTCTACCAGTCCAGCATCTTCCTGCTGGAGCGTATCGCCCTGAGAGTCCCGCCCTGGCGATAGAAGAAACCCCGTCGGCCTCTGAGCTGGCCGACGGGGTAGGGACGCAAGCAAGAGCCCCACTACAAGGAGAACGCAAATGCACTATAACACCCCCCGGCCGGCTGGTCGTGTGTCTTTCTGGTATGCCGTCCTGGGTACTGGACTCTGCGGGCTGGCCCTGACCGTCCCCGGGCTGATCTGGCCCGCCTTCGGACTGGAGCTGGTCGCCGTCGCCCTGGACTGGGCACTGACCGTCCTGATCCCCTCCATCGTCATCTCCGTCGCCTATGTGGTCAGCCAGTGAAGGAGCTTTACTGGCAGCGTGCCCGCCTGGTCTTCGGCGCCGAGATGTCCCCGGCTTGTAAGCTGGTCCTGCTGGCGCTGTCTGATCACCTGGGCAGCAACGCCAGCTGCTATCCGTCGGTCCCCCGGCTCCAGCTCCGGACCGGCTACAGTCGGATGTCAGTCCTCCGAGCGCTGGCAGAGCTGGAGCAGCTGGGGGCCATCCAGATCACCCGTGCGCCTGGTCGCTCCAACGTCTACACCCTGGACCTGGACTGGCTGCGGGCCAACCAGTACCACACTGGTACCAGTACCACAGAGGTACCAGTACCACATAGGGACGGGTACCCGTACCACCCTGGTACTACCCCAGTACCACAGAGGTACCCCACCCGTACCACAGAGGTACCCAAAGGAGATCAAGAAGGAGATCAGGAAGGAGATCACTTGAAGGAGATCAAGACTTCTCCATCTGTGAACAAATCCCAGAAAGTCACACCGGCTAAAAAGAAGACCCGCTGTCTGACCCGTCAGCAAGCCGCAGCGCTCCCGATCCCGGATGGGCTTCCGGCTGGCTACGCGGACGCCTTTACAACGTGGTGCGAAGTCCGGCCGGGGTCGACCTGGAGACAGTCGCCCGCACAAATCGAGCGCACACACCGGAAGCTCCTGCAAGCGTACAGCGAAGGGAAGGACGTGGTCCAGGGGCTGGAGCGGGCCATTGAGAGCGGGTGGAAGGGGATCAAGACTTCCTGGCTCGAGGAGCTTCCCCGGGCGTCCAGACCCGCCGTCAAGGACACGGACCAGCGCATCCCAACCTGGGCAACCCGCCGACGAATCCAGCGCCCAGAACCTACCCCAGAACCCCAGCAAGCAAACGAAACCCCAGCACCGTGGGAGGTGTAGAGATGGCAAGCCCAGACGATATCATTGACCTCTTCGACTACTGCCGGTCCGCCGGCTTGAAAAAGGTACCCCGCCCCGGGGACGTCGCCGCAGAACGCGCATATAGCGACGTCCTCCAGAACATCGCCACCGAAGTCCTGGAAGCGGCCACCCGCTCCTGGATGTCCGACCCGGACCGGGGCGCCTGGTTCCCCGCCGCGCCGGAGCTGCTGGGGCTCTGCCTGACGGTAGAGGCGCAGCTCCGAAGCGAACGCCGGGAGCAGTCCCGCGGCTGCCATCACTGTGGGGAGGTCCTCGAGGACGATGGGACCGTCCGGGAGCACGGGACCGGCTTCCGTACCCTGATCCAGCATCGATTCCCCACCGTGGACGGGCGTGTCCTCTTCGATGCTGCGCCCATCAAGATCGGGTCCGTCCGCGTCCTCTGCGACTGTGAGAAGGGCCGGAAGATCCACGCCCAGCAGAAGCTGTACGCCCAGGCCCAGCCGGAGAAAGGCCAGAAGACCAGCCGGCCGGCCGGATGGCGTCCGACTCTGGACCTGCGGGGAGCCTGGGAGCACTACGGCCGCCCCGGTGACGTCAAAGTCTTCCTGACCGGCACCAGAGCCCGCTGGAACGAACGGGACGCAGATCCCCGAAGCCCCTTCTTCTCCCGCCCCAGCCCCGAAGAGCTGGAGGGACCGACCCCGAGCGCCCACAATGCCCGCCGGATCGTGGACGGTGTCCTGTCCGGCACGATTGACCCCGCCGACCACGTCCGGCGCCGACTGGCACAAAGGAGGGGGGCATGATCCTGTATACGGACTACCGCTGGATCGGAGAGGGCCGCGACTGTGCACGCCGACTCTGCACGGGTCAGACACACCAGGTCCGGGCCCAGCCGTCTGCGGAAGCAGACCGGCGCCCGCTCCGGCTTCCGTCCATCGCGGACGTCGTGGACACCCGGGCGGCCGAAGGGAAGGGCATGAACGACGGGGACAATGTGGGGCGCTGGGCGTGCTCGAAGTGCTCCCGTCGGGGCTGGATCTATTGGAGAGACGTCCGGCCGGCCGGCCGGTCTACAATCTGAAGCAAGCAAGGAGGGAATCGTGAGCAAATACAGAGAAGAGCCGTACCTGAGCCGGACGGACTGGGTCAACATCCAGGAAGCAGCGCAAGCCGTCCAGCGTCGACCCAACCAGGTCCGCGGCTGGGTGATCGACGGGAAGGTGGTGTCCTGCAAGCAGGGCCGGCGCCGTCTGGTCAGTCTGGAGTCCTGCCAGGACTTCGTCCAGCGTGCACCCAACCATCGCCCCAGCCGTCACCGTCGGAACGTCGGGCCTGCCCCAGTCCTGATCCCATCTCCAGCTCCAGCGCCAGAGCACTCCTGCGACCTGGTCCCCATCGACGTCGGCGGGCGGGAGCTGCTGGGGGCGCGTCTGGATGGCCAGGAGCTGATCCCGCTGCGGATGCTGGAAGAGCTGCTGGGGATGGGCCGGGGTTCGCTCCGTAGTCAGATCATGAAGTCCGGAGAGTATCAGCCCGGTGTCCATCTGATTGTCTTGCGGGGCTCCAGCCTGGGCGCAATGAGATCAGAGGGTAGTGGAAATTTTCTCTTACCATCATGGCTCCAGAAGACCAGCCAGCTGTCCTGCCTGACACCGGCCGGTGTCGCCCTGGCCCTGATGAAGTCCCGCTCCCCTGTCTGCGCCGAGATCCGCAACGCCCTGTCCCGCTCTGGATTCATGCGGGAGATCGGCGCCGCAGTCATCCAGCAGGACGGGGACCGCTTCGCCGCAGCACTGACGGCGGACCAGCTGCGGTCCCAGATACGGGCAGAGCTACGGGCAGAGCTGGCCGCACACAAGCAGCAGACGGAGCAGCTGGTCCGGGACGTGGTCGCCGTCGCCGTCCGGGAGGCCATCGCCCAGATTGTCCCCGCACTCAGCCAGCCGGCCAGCCGGGGAAGCGATCACCGCTGCACCTTGACTGCAAGCCGTGCGGCTACGCTCGTATCTCGCCAGCTCTTCCGCCCGGTGACGGAGTCAGAAGTCCATCAAATCGCCCGGGAGATAGAGAAGCAGGAATCCGGCGGGGTCTGGGGGGAGGGTCTTCCAGGCTACTCAGAGCAGCGGGTCCCCGTCGGGCGGGCGTGGCCGGTGTGGTTCTACTCGCCCGCAATGGTCGCGGCTGTCTTCCATGCCCTGTCCGGTGGGCAGACGTTCTTGTGGCGGGATCACTGATGCCGAAGCGCTACGGCGGGCGGGGGGCCGGCTGTGTCCGCTCCCGCCGTGTCTACACCTACGAAGTCCACCCCAACCCCGACCGGACGGCGCCTATCCAGCTGGACCGGGATGACATCGAAGTGTGGGAGCACTGGACCCGGGGCGGGCGTCTGCCGGAGCGCTACGGGCTGACCGTCCACCACTATGGGGACGGGGTCAGCTCCGGATGGTTCCTTCGGCGGACGTCCATCGAGATCCGGACGGACCGGGACAGGATTATCCGGGAGCTGGTCGCAGCCGTGGACCTGCTCCGGGCTACCCCGCCGCAGCACCACGACACGCTCCGGCGACTCTGCGACGCAGGCCACATTGACCAGGCTGTAGAGCTGGCCCGCGTTCTATCCTGACTACAACCGAGGAACACGCCATGAAACCCAGCGACTTGCTACCTGACCGCGACTGGTATTTGAAGGGGACACACCCCGGGACCGACGTGTGGAGACACGCCCGGACGCACCTGACCCCCTCCTGGCCCGCGTGGACTGGGGAGGGCTCCCGCTGCACGGACGACGAGTGCCACGGACGCCGGACGACCTACAAAGACGGACTCCTGGACACCGGACTGGACACGCTGGAGGACTACGCCGACAGCTCCACCGAGCCCACCCCGGACTCCATCGCCGGTCACTGGATCTGCTCCGTCTGCTACAGACAGGGCGCCATCGCCCTGGACGAAGTCCGGCAGCACGCCAACGACGTCCCGCAGGGCACCGGCCGCGGCCACGTTATCCCGCTCTTCGGCCCAACGGAGATAGATCGCTATAGTGAACAGGCCAGCCGGCCGGACGTCGTGGCGGCTGCTTTGGGGGTGGACGGTGTCGACTGGACCGAAGACACGGACGCGGAAGACGGTGCCCACTCTTCGCTGGGTCATTCCGACGGAGACGATCTATCTGGCCAGGGCGTCCATATCGCTGCTGATCCTGATCGCCGGGGCGGGGCTGGGGTTCCACCCTGCGGTGCTGGCGCTGGAGCTGGCGCTCCTGGCCATCTGGACGCGCTATACTCCTCTCCCATAGCAGCGGACGACCGTGACTAACTTGACCTATCCCCGGACCGATGAGCCCATCCCCGACCCGTCCACGCTGGACGGGCTGCGGTACAATCGCACGTCGTGGTGGTACGAAATGCCATCCGGTCCCCTCCCCTGTCCGCTCTGCGGCAAGCCCCAGCACTGGACCCTGCCCGTGGACCGCTACCTTCGTGTGCGTCCCCGCCGTCCGGCTGTCCGCCCGCTGGACGACCCGCAGGACGTCCCCGACCCGGCCAGCCTGGTCGACGATAGACAGCGGGCCGCGGCCCGTCCGCCTCCTGGCTGGGGCTATCTGGTCTGCGGGTACTGCTCCGGGCAGCTGGTCCTGGTCCTCCGCCCTCTTCCCGGTCTTCCCTCCCCTCCTGTCATCTTGGAGCTATCCGCCGTCATGCTCAACTATTCCGCCGTTCAGTACCGATTGACCGACGACCCCAACACCCGCCGACCCCGCTGGAGGACCGCCCTGGTCACGACCCAGCACGACGGCGTCTCTGTGGACCTGTCCGTCCTGCTCCATCCCACCGACCCGGAGCACCGGGAGCTGATCGCGGCCAGCTCCAGACATGTGGAGTATCGACTGGCCGACGGGCCGGACGGCGCCGAGCGCTGGCGGCTGGCAATGGTGGCGGACCGCCTCGAGGACGGCCGGCTGGATCTGACCGTCCACTATTCCGCAGAGGATCAGACGACGGTGGGGCGCGCTTTCGACCGCCGACAGGCCAGCCCTGGGGATGGGGTCGGCTGCTGGCGTCCATCCGCCACGACCTTCCAGACTACGCTGACCGTGTCCCGCTCCCGCCGCGGGGACGCCGTCGGATGCTGGCTTCCTGTCTCTTCCTGATCATTGCCGGCGTTGGGGTATATTAAGTCAAGCAAATCACCGGTTCATAGTCACGAACCCCAACGCCGGCATTTTCGGAGATCCCCGTGCGCTTCCTGCTGATCCCCTTCCTGGCCCTGCTGGGCGCCGACACCGCCGACCCGCTGGACGTCCTGGGCGCCCTGGCCGGTGACCTTCCAGCCGTCGTCCCTCCGGCGTGTCCGGAGATCCAGACCGTCCAGACGCCGTCCGGTCCATCCCTGGACCCGTCGAGTCCATACGGCGTCCATACGCTGACCCTGCTGTCCCAACCGGATGACCCGGGCTTCCTTTGTTCAGTGTCTGTTCAGTATGCCAGTACAGCCGTTTGGGTCAGCTCCAGCACGGACTGCGCTGACGTGCTGACCGTCCCCGCCCGCTTCCCCTCTGGCCCGCCGGGGACCAGCTCCCACCTGGTCGTCTGCGTCCAGGCCACCCGACACAGCACCATCCCGTTGGTTGAGACGGTGACCCTGACCACGTCCAACGCCCCGGACGTCCCGGTCCTCTACATCGTCCGGGGCTCCTCATGAGCCCACCGCCCTGGATCGGCCGCGGACGTGTCCGCCGTATCCTCCAGCCGTTTGAGAAGGACCGGCTGCACGACACCATCCGGAGCCGTCTGGAAGAGTCCGGCGAGCTGTCCCGAGCGCACGCCGCGCAGCTGGGCGCCCGGTACGGCTTGTCGGTCCGCTCCGTCTACAACCACGCCAAGCAGGTCCGGGACGACGATGACACTGACGCAGAGTGACATCCTGATTGCTTGCGGGCTGCTGGGGCTGGTCTGGACGTCCTGCGTCCTGCTCCTTGTCTTCTGGTACTGGTACAGGCCGGCCGGCCGGTCCAGCGCTGCGCCCATCGAGACGACCCCAGCGCCCGCCGATGTCCTCCCCCGTCGTCCTGCGGATGCTGGGGCCTGGCGGATGGAGGCCATCCTGGACGCGGACCGGGACCAGCTAAGGCCTATCGGGGAAGGGCGTGTCCGGGGTCTGGATCGCTAACAGGCTATGGATAAACTATGGGAAGACCGAAGAAACTGAACAAGGACGTCATCCGGGACGCCTTGACCGCTTCACAGATGGGCATGAGCATAGACCTGCTGTCCGATTACATCGGCGTTGCCCGTTCGACGGTATTTGAGTGGATACGCCGAGGATCAGAGGAGCCCGGGACAATATACCGGGAGTTTTCGGACGCCGTCTCGCGGGGACGCAGCCAGTGTGCAGCGCTGAACCTGCATCGTATCCAGCAGGCCAGCGCCGAAGACTGGAGGGCCGCAGCTTGGATCATGGAGAGACGCTTCGGCTATCACCGTCAGCTGGACGTCCGGGCGGAGTACAAAGAAGCGGACCGCCGACCGATCCAGACCGGGGCGGATCTGGATGAGCTGCTGTCTACCCTGGGGCGTGCCGAAGAGATCCGGGGCCAGCTGTCGTCCCTGGTTGTCCACGAAGACGAAGAATGACAGCCCAGCCAGCCGGCCGGGTTGACGTCCACGCCCTCCGGCGTGCTGCGGGGGAGCTGATCCAGCTCGAGCAGGACTTCCCGTTGGCGTTCGGTCGTCTCTGGCGTCCACACTGCACCCGCTGGAACCTGGACCCGGACCGGCCGCGGGGCTGCGGGCTGGAGCTGGAGCCGGTCGAAGGGGAGCGCGGGGTCTTCGTCTGTGTCAATCCAGACTGTGCCCAGCATGGACAGCCCGAAGAGCGGACCAGCCAGCGGGACACCATCCGGGAGCTGCTGACCAGTCGGCGCCTGGTCGCGTACATGATCGGCGGGGCAAACCGGGCCGGGAAGAGTGAGTCCGCCATCCAGCTGGCCGTGGCGCTGGCTGCGGGGTCTGGGGAATGGTGGGTCCGGCGCTGGCTGTCGATCAATGGCATACCAGAGGACGCCATCCCTGCGAGCCCAGCGACAGCGGACCGCGCCGTGGTCGTCTCTGCGCTGACCTTCAACGACAGTCTGGAGTATCACCGGCCGAAGCTGGACCGATGGCTCCCGGCCGGCTCCCGTCGGCGGAAGTGGAAGGCGCAGGACCAAGCGGAGGTCATCCTCCCCAATGGGGGGAGGATCGTCTGTAAGGCAGCTGCCCAGGGACGCGAAAAATTCCAGGGCAATGCGCCCCGGGCTGCGATTTTGGACGAAGAACACCCGGAAGACGTTTATGAAGAGATCAGTCGCGGGCTCGCAGAGACGGACGGGCCGGCGATCCTGTCCATGACACCGCTGAAGGGGCTGACCTGGGCTTACAGTCGCTTCGTCCACGACCCACCGCCGGGTCACCTATACAGCCGGATCACTGGGCTGGACAATCCACACGTCCGGTCCAGAGGACTGTTGGCCCGCTTCCAGCACTTGGAGCCCCACAAGCGGGATGCACGACTCTATGGAAAATTCGCACGTGCCCGCGGTCTGATCTACCCGTCCCTGTCCAGAGCGGTCCACGTCCGGCTGGCCGGCCAGATCCCCGAAGACTGGCCGAAGTATCGGGCCATTGACTTCGGCTTCAACTTTGCTTGTCTCTGGGCTGCGCTCGACACGAACCGGGACCAGCTGGTGGTCTACCGGGAGCTATTGACCCAGGATGTGAAGCTGTCCGGCAATGCTCGCCAGATCCGCAACCTGTCCGGCGCCGAGGTCTACGAATGGACGGTAGCCGACCCCGCCGACCGGGATGGGCGGGAGTCGCTGGCAAGGGATCACGACATCTACACAACCCCAGCCCGGAAGGACGTGGAGGCAGGACTGGACGCTGTCGGGGAGCGCCTGGCTGTCTGCGCCCAGGGACACCCACGTCTGGTCATCGATCCCAGCTGCACGGAGCTGCTGCGGGAGCTGAACCTCTACAGACGGAAGCCGGACGGAAGCATCCACAAGAAAGACGACCACCTGGCCGACTGTCTCCGGTATCTGGTCTACTACCTGTCCCTGTCTCCCCAATGGGTCGTCTGACGCAGGAAACCCCGCCGGGGAGGGCGGGGCGGGGCGGGCTGTCGGGGTCGGGCTGTCGGGGTGGGCTCTACTGCTCCCAGGCGTCCCAGTCGCTACACCAGTCACAATGTGCATCGTAGCGGGCTTCCGGGTCGTCGCTGTCCAGAATGTCCTGTCGCTGGTCAGCGCTGAGGGCTGCTTCGTTGAGGCTGGAGTAGCTGGTGACGTAGGGACCGGAGTGGTCATCTGCTACGGTCAGCGTGTGCTCCTTCTCTTCGATGACGACCCAGCCGAAAAACTGCAAGGTGTCCAGCGCTTTCTGTGTGAGGTCGGTGGTCTGGTCGGGCATGATTTACTCCTGTTTGGGTTTGCTTGCTTGCCTGATATTTATAACAGTCACTAAAGGACCAGTCATCACTTTCTGATATTTATTTTAGTCACCCCAGGAGTCCACGACGTGTCTAGAGCTCTTCGATCATTGTACGACGCCGGACACTTCCAGCAGCTGTCCGAAGTCGCCGCAGCCCTGGCCGATGACGTTGGCTGGTTGTGGCTGGACATCCTGGCCGCCCGATACTCCAGAGAAGAGATGCACCGGCAATACGTTAATGCGCTCTTCATGGGGTCAGACGAAGAGGTGGAGGGCGCCCGGGTCGGGTACAGCAAAGCGCACGACCGGCTCCAGACCCTGCTCCAGCTGGCGGTCGTGATAGACTGACTGGGGATATCCCCCCGGCTGGGGCGCTCTTTAACTGGCGTGTAGGGAGCCCCAGCCGTCACCGCTGAACAAAGCAGGCCGGCCGGCCGGATACCCCGACGAATACAGCGAAGAGGGCGAAGACAGCCCCTTGACTGTTCCGGTTTGTTTGGGCTATCCGGTCTATTGTGAGTCAATCCCGAACAATCGCGGACCGCATCGCTGAGGGCTGGCGCTGGATCATCCGCCGGCTCCAAGTCGTGGAAGAGCCAGAGCAGATCCGCTACGGACACGCCTGGACCCAGGAAGTCGGCGTCCAGCAGCCCTATCCGGCCGTCAACTCCATGTCCGCCTTCGGGAAGTTCCCCTGGATCTACGCGGCCGTGGAAGCAGTCGCTACAGACATCGCCGGTCTACCGCTCCAAGTCCGGCGCCTGGTCGGTGACCGCAACCGCGCCGTTCAACGTCACCCGTTCCTGCGGCTGATGGAGCGCCCGACATCGAGCACCGGACCGACACTCTGGCGACGTCAGATGATTGTGGACCTGCTCCTGACCGGCAATTACTTCGCCCTGATCCTGGGCCGGGGTAGCAGCGTGACCAGTCTGGTCCGGCTCCATCCAGAGCACGTCCAGATCATCCCCTCCAGCTCCGGCGGGGTCGCCGCGTACCGCTACACCGAAGAGGGTGTATCGACGGACTACAGCCCGGACGACGTCATCCACGTCCGTCAGACCAGCTACAGAGACGGGCCGCAGAGTCTCTACGGTCAGGGTGTCATTGAAGTGCTGGAGACGGAGCTTACTGGCGAATACGCAGCCAGCCAGCGCTGGCGTGACGAAGCCGGCCGCGGTCAGCCGACGATGACGATCAGCCCAAAGGACGGCGCAAGCATCCGTCCCGACGTGCTGGAGAAGCTGGTTGCGTCCATCCAGAGACACGCCAACCGCACCGGGATCGTTCCCATCGGCGGGCCGGTCGACATTACTCAGCTTCCCTTCAATGCCCGGGACATGGAGTTTTCAGCTGCACGGGACTGGACGCGGGCGTCCATCCTGGCCGTCGTCGGCGTGGCTTACGTCCGGCTCTTCCTGCCCAGTGCCAACTTTGCGACCGCCAAACAACAGAACCGGATCTACTGGCAAAACTTGTTGGGGCTGATTGCTCTGGTAGAGGACGCGCTGTCAGTCGTCGCCGTCCGGATGGGCAGGGTATCGGACCGGGTCGCACACGACACCAGCAACGTGGAAGCGCTCCAAGAGAGTCGCACCGACCGGATGACCCGGGCGGCTCTACTGGTTGAGAAGTTCGGTATAGAGCCGATTGCAGCGCTACAGGTTGAAGGTTTCACCGAAATAGACGAGACAATGCTCCAGCCGGCCAGCCAGCCGGTCCCAGCTCCAGAGCCGGAGCCGGAGGTCCGCAACGTCCTCCCCTTCCAGCAGCGGGCCGTCCCCTATGCTGTCCGCTACCAGACTTCCGTGGATGAGCGGGTCTGCGAGATATGCGGGCCGGAACACGATGAAGTCTACATGGTTCGCCCGGATGGCTCCCACGACGGTCCCGAGCTGCCCAGGCATCCGCAATGCCGCTGCTTCTATCGGGCTGTCACCGAAGAGGACCTAAAGAGCCTGATCACCCGCCCGACACCGGCGAAATACGATCACATTGACTTCAGCCCCACCGCCGGGATGATCGAGGAAGCCCAGCGCGCCGTCCGCTGGATAGAGGACGGGCTGGCCGGGGACGGGATGGTCCAGTCTACGAAGGTCTGGGCGCGCAAGGTCGCCAACGGCGAAGACATCACCTTCGAGAAAGCGCGCCGGATGCGGGCGTGGTTTGCCCGCCATGAGTCCGACCAGGAAGGGGAAGGCTTTAACCCTGGGGAGCCTGGATACCCCAGCCCGGGGCGGGTCGCCTGGGCTGCGTGGTTCGGTGACCCTGGAAG